ATATCAAAGTAGTATCTGCTGGTGAAAGGGATCCAGATGCCGAAGGTGCAACTGGTATGTCAGCATCTAAGATGAGAGCTGCAGCTGCCAAAGGTGATTTAAAATCTTTTGAAAAAGGATTACCAAGAGGTGTTAATGCATCCGACATTATGAAACAAGTTAGAAAAGGTATGAGATTGGCTGCCTCTTTTGGTGGTATGTCTGCTGTAGGAACTGGTGCAAGACCAATTAAAACTTTAGAAGAATTTGAACAACAACAAATTAGAGACCTGTATATTAGAGAAATAATTTTTAATATTGGTGATGAAGTTGATTATGTAAAAGAAGATATACAAGGTAAAGTAGTTAGAAGAAGCACAAACTATATTGTTGTAGAAGATAATAAAAACAATTTACACAAGTGCTGGATATGGGATTGTGTTCCTATAGCCGCAGATAGAGAGGTAGAAGTGCGAGAATATAACTTAGATGTAGATTATGGCTTTGAAGCTGTATCAGAAAAAACTGAGGACCTTGATGCACAACCACAAGATAGAGATGTGAAGAAAAAGAAAGGTACTCAACCTAAAAAGTATTACAAAAATCTGTCAAAAGATACAAAGAGTAAAAGAGCAGACTATTTTAAAAATAAAGATACTACAAAGAACGATAACAAACCAGCACCAGGCGATAAAGACGCTAAAACTAAACCAAGTATTCATACTCAAAAGTATAAGAAAATGTTTGGTGAACTTAAAAAAGAATTACAAGATGCATGTTGGACTGGTTATAAACAAGTCGGTATGAAGAAAAAAGGTAACAAACAAGTACCAAATTGTGTACCAGAATCCTATGAGATTGGTGCTGACTATGCCAACCATACAAAAGAGGTTACTCCAGGTGAAACACCAGATGCAAAACCAGTAGATGCAAAAGATAGAGGCAAACCTACTGAAAAAGATGTAAAAGAATGGGCAGCTTTAGATTCCACAATGAATAAATATAGGGAACGATATAAAGATGAATGGAAAGCGAAACTAAATGAAGTGGTTTCTAAAATGATGGAGAAAATTTAATGTTAAGTTTTGCAGACTTTAAAGATAAGATTTCAAAATCGGTACATTATCATGTAGAAAATAATATACCGTTTGCTGAAAACATCTATAGAGTACATAGTGAAGAATTTTACAAACTCTTTAGAGAAGCAAGAAGTTTATATAATGAGGGTCTTTTAACTGAATTGAACAGTTGGGATAAACAGTTAATTGAAACAGATATTGGTGAGTTTGGTGAGTACGAAGGACAAGAAGTACCATTAGATTGTCCGATACAAGAAGAAGATGAAAAGAATCCACCGTTGAACAAACCAAAAAAAGGTGGACCGAAAAAGTTTTATGTATTTGTCCGTGATGGTGACAAGATTAAAAAGGTCACATGGGGAGATACAACAGGATTAAAAGTGAAGTTAAATAATCCTGAAGCAAGAAAGAGTTTTGCTGCTAGGCACAGATGTGACCAGCAAAAAGACAGAACAAAAGCAGCCTATTGGGCATGTAACTTGCCAAGGTATGCGAAGAGTTTAGGATTGAGTGGTGGTGGAAACTTTTACTGGTAAACCATACGAAGACCAACTCAATCTATTTGACAAGAAATTTGTTAGAACCTTTTTTGATGTAGAAAGTGAAGAGTTGATTTGGCATAGAGATGCTAAAAATAGAACTGTAAAGGTTTTGAAGAGTGATGGTTGGAAGTTTCAGATGGATAATGAACTACCTTTTGAAATGAAATCTGGCCATTTGTTAGAAATAGAAAAAGAAACATATCACCGATTACATAAAGGAGTTGGTGAACTAATTATAGAGATAGAGGAACATGACTAGTAGATACAGACAAACAATGGCAGAAGCAATGAATAAGGTGCATTTGTCAGAAAAAGAAATTAGTAAGTTGCGTAACGGCGTCAAAGTATTAGGTAATGCATTGCCTAATAGAGCCATTGCACAGAAAATGGCCGATAAGGCAAATAAGGAAATGGGACATGATGCAGATGTTTACCAATCTCCTTTTAACAACAGATTTTATGTTCGTATTAAAGAAGAAACTTTAAACGAAAAAGACCATGAAGTATCAATGGCTCGTGGTGAACTAGAAGCTATCTCAGACAAAGCCTTAAAACTATCCTCTATCTTACAAGGCAAGTCAGATGAAGGCAATCCACTAGAAGCATGGGTACAATCTAAAATTACAAAAGCAAAAGACTATATCAATTCAGTTGCAGATTATATGGAGTATAATCCAGATAATGCAATGGAAGGTAAAGTAGAATGTCCAAAATGTGAGGGTAAAGGTTGTGAACATTGTGACAACAAAGGTTACCACATAACAGAAGCATTTAGTGATGCACAAATGAAACAACTTAAAAAGGCATATGAACCTTTAAGAGGTAAAAAGATTTCTATTGACAATGCAAACAAACTTGGTGCAATGTTTACTAAGTTTGATAAAGATAAAAACGCATTAGAAAAATTATATGGTGGTGATATACCATTTGTATCTACAATGGCAATGACTAGATTGATGACTAAACACAACTATAAAGCGGCTGATTTAAATAAGATTAGAAAAGAAAGTGTTGAGTTAGAAAGTGAATTACATTTACTAGATGAAGCACATATGTTAGATGAGGCTGAAGCGACAGTAAGTAGATTTAAAGGTGACAAAGACGCAGAAAATATTATGTCACTTGCAAAACAACAAGGTGTAAAAGCAACAAGAAGTGGTAATCAAATTCATTTAAAAGGTGTATTCAGAAAAGTTATGGATATGTCACTTGCATTACAAAAGAACGGCATGAAAGTTGAAGAGATTATGAATGAAGAAAAAGAATATTCAGATGAGGAAATAGGTGAAATGTTTGGTAACAAACAAATTGACCCAGCTACAGCAGCTGCATTAAGAATGTATCTTAAAGGCAAAGCAGGAGGTGCTCCTTTTCCACCAGTAGTTGAAGGTATGATGAGTAAAGTTGACCAAATGCAAAAAGACGGCAAGTCAGCAGCTGAGATTGCTAAAGAATTAAAGTTAGATGTTAAAACTGTCAAAGGTATTTTAGGTGAAGAACTAGAAGAAATGGCTAAAGATAGTGCATATGCAATTGGTATGGCACAGGCAAAGAAGATGAAAGGTGACGAACCACCATTAAAGAAATCTACTATTACTAAAGGCCATGAAATTGCAAAGTCTATTCTTAAAAAAGAAGAGAAAGAACACCCAGCAAAAATGAAGTATGAAGAAATTGCTGGTTTAAAAAAGAAGGCAGAAAAAAGTGGTATGCCTTACGGTATTTTGAAAAAAGTATATGATAGGGGTATGGCAGCCTGGAGGGGTGGCCACAGACCTGGTGCAAGTCAGCAACAATGGGCTTTCGCTAGAGTAAATTCATTCGTAACAAAATCCTCAGGAACATGGGGTGGTGCAGATAAAGATTTAGCTGCTAAGGTAAAAGGAGAATAAACATGAGTTACTTAAAACAGAAACCTGGTAGTATAGAAGACGCAATCACAAAGATGTCTTCTAAGGTCTTAGAAAGCGACTACCAAGATAAATTTAAAAAAGAGTTAGAAAAAACTGGTAAAGGCATTGGTTCAATGACACCTGCTGAAAAGAAAGCATTTTTCAATAAGATTGACAAGATGCATAACGCAAAAGATGAACAGGCTACTTCAGACGAGAAGAAAAAAGAAATGAAAGAAGAAGTGAAAGAAGGTGGTCCTGGTTCAGGTCCTCAAGGAAATAGTGCAAAGAAAACTAATTTTTCTAGTGCTCAAATTAAACAAGCGTATGGTATTTTAAACGACCCTCGTTACAAAGCAGGCAATTACTCTGGTGCAGTTAAAACAATTAACAAAGTAACACCAGGTTTAGCTGACCATCCTGATGTTAAAAAAGCATTGATGAGAGCTAATGAAGCTAACGAAGAAAAAGAACTTGATGAAACACATATGGGTCAAACTGCTAAGGCAAATCAATCTCAGAAAGATGCTAAAGGTGAGAAAGAAGTTGTTAAACCTCTTTCTATGAGAGAAACATTAAACAAAATGTGGAAAGAAGCTGCTGAAAAAAAAGATGACAAAAAAGAAGTTGAAAAAGAAAAAGAAGTTGAGAAAGAACCAGATGCTTTAGCTATTGCAAAAGAAAAAGATAATGAAATTAAGACTGCTCAAAAAGAAGAGGAATCTGCTGACAAGGCAAAGGCTGAAGTGGAAAAGGCAAAAGACGAAGTACAAATTCTTAAACAAAAGTTAGAAACTGAAAAGACTAAACAGGTTCAACAACAGGTCAATCCAGAAACAGGTGAACCTCTTTTAAAAGTAGGTGTAGCATACAAACATCTTAAAGATAAGATGAAACAAGAAGAAGC